TTTGAATGTCAATGTCGTTACCCAGAATACCAGCGTGTTTGCCGATGAACGTATGTCCACTAGTAGCAAGACCTGATTTTTTAGTTAGGAAATCATCGTCGTTTTTAACAATAGATGCGGTGGATGCGCCGTCACTATCGTATGAGTTAAGTGCCGAAACAGTTGCGTCACGTACAACAAAGAGATCGCTAGAATATTTTAAGAATGCACCGGCGGTCAAGTAATCGACTGCGGAACCTTCGTCTGTTAATGTTGGAGATCCGAAAGTACCTACCAATTGAGATTCATTCGAAATCTTCGTTGGTACGCCTATAGGTCCCCAGTTAAAGTCACCAACAATTGCGCCAGTAGAAGTGGTGACAGCAGGTACAACACCTGACAAGTCAAACTCTTTTACTGTAATGTTGGGAGACTCTGATGGAATAAATGCCATGGTCTTGTCCTTTATTAGTTAAACATATGATAAGATTTTCATAATACGATTAGATATCAATGTTTTATTTATACATACCACTATTTTCAATAATCATCGTTACCCCATGTTGCCCATTGCTGGTGCTTATCATTCTCTACTTGTTCTATTCTGTTTATTTCATCGTCGCCGTTGTCAATAAAACCAAAGGGCACGATATCATCTTCGATCTGTCTTACTTGATTCTCGAACATCATCTGCTTTAAATTAATATCTGTCATGTCTGCGAAGAACTGTGTGGATACAAAGTAACCAAACATCACTAGATTCATCATCAAGTCATCGTGATTACCATCAGATGCTTCATATGATTGTCCCTGTGCTGTAAATGTAGACATCTCGAAGATGGTATTCTCATCGACAATTTCTAATTTGTTCTCTTCAAGAATATCTTTGATAGCAGAACAACCCAGACGCTTCGACTTACGAGTTATCTCAACACCGATTCGATTTGCTTTAGTAGCAGATTCGACATGGACATTCTCATACTCTAAGTCGTGATACAGACCTTGACACACTACAGTGCCTTGATCGTTTGACTCGACTATAACATACGCTTCATTGTAGACTTTCGCATATTTATATATAATGTCAGGGAAGAGTAATGGAGAGATATTGTTGTTGCGATATACACATACCTGTTGAAAAGGTCTTGTAGTAATATCGATTAAAGTAAATGTAGAATAATCCTGTCCTCTTCCCTTACTTACATCACAAGTCATGATATATTCGTGACTTTTTACGGGTTCTTTATATACGAGGCAATCACCGCCTTCTAGTATCTGTATAGGATTAATTGCTCTCAAGTCTAATAGACAACCAGCATTAATCAGCGTATCACCTGTTCCGAAGAAGGTGTTACCAAATTCTTGGTCGAACTGCAACTGCGAAGTGTTCGCGATAGTCTGTCGCTTCCACTCTTCGTCTCGTCCAGGTACATCCCACCAGTTTACAGTGAAGGGTTTATATTCATTAACACCCTGTGTTGCTCCCTGCCATATCTTGTGATATGTATTACCTATTCCATTGGCAGTTGAGGTGATGATAACTTTTGTATCTTTACCCGCAGAGACAACTGGATACGTTGAAGTGTAGAACTCAGAAGCACGTTCAACGAAAGCAAACTCATCGAGAAACAACAGATTAACAGACATACCCCGAATAGAAGACCCACTAGTAGCAGCGGCAATAATTCGACTATTATTAGAAAATTCAATAGAACCTTTATTGAGTGCTTTACAACCTGGTTGCAAAAAGAACGGTAGGTTTTCAAGAGCAAGTGTAATACGTTGTAGCATTTCACGAGAGGTTGCTCCTTTGTTCGCTAGAACAGCAATCGTTTTCTCTGGATGAAAGAGTGCATACCACAAAAGATATACAACTGATGATATAGATTTACCTGACTGTCTACAGGCAAGCACGATAGTGAATCTGTGTGAGTCGAAGTGGTCAAACATATTTTCTTGATAATCATATAGATTAAAGTTTACAAGACCTTCATCCAATGATATAATCTTAATGTAAGTACGAGCAAAGTAGGCAGGATCATTACTGCACTTCGCGTACTCTATGACTTCCCACTCAGTCCATTGCTGTAATACGCCGTCACGTTTTACATTAGGATTACCGAGATAGGATGTGCCGCTATTGAGATTCGTCTGGAACGACATCAATTACCTTTTGCTCTTCGGCATTCTTAATCAGCATTCGCTGTAAGTCTGTTGTACTGCCAATGAATACATTATTATTAGTAACAGTACTAGGCGCGTCTAAAGCGGGTTTAGTAGTTGCGGTGACTTCTTTGTACTTCTTATTCAAGTCCATCAACTTATCATTGACATCAGATATGTTTTTAATCATGCCAGAAAGAACTTCGAATGCCCGAGGATGTTCACTCTCACGAGCAACTTCAATCATCAACTCTAAAGACTCGCGTCCCTTGTCAATCAGATCGTTGTATGTGTCACGAGAGGTGTTGTAGTCCGCATCAATGTTATCATTTTCTGCCATATATTATCTCTTTCGCTCAGACATTTGTTGTGCCCAAGTCAATTCTTCGATGAGTCGATTATACCACGCTATGTCATATGTATCAGTATTCTTATCTCGCTCTTCAGCAAGTTGTTCAATACGAACATCAACATATCTTTGCTTGGCAATACTCAACTCTTCGTTTGTTTTATCCCAGAATTTCTTATCTATTTCAGTTGTATCAAGTTGGAACGACATCTCTGCTTTCATATCCTTTTACCATCACCGGTACACCGGTAGTACCATTAAATACAACACCCCAAACAAGAACACGAGTAGCATCAACACCTTCGGGTATCGGATAATCTAAATCATGTTCAGTACAATATGCTTGCACATCTTGCCAATACGCATCGAAAAACATATCGTTCATGTTATCTATAATGCCATCTTCGTTGTGTATTCTAGCATAATATACACTACGTTGGTCACTCACCTCGGGAGGATAGGTGACTGAAGGTATTCTATTTCGGTGAACAATCTTCATTGACACAGTGTCATCATCAAGGTTAAACTTGTAACCGAACCAAGGCATCAAATCCGTATATACGTTTAAATCTACATTATATCTTGAATGTGGAGGTCGTCTATGTACGTATTGATTAACATTAGCAAAATCCGTTGCGGGATCAGTGAACAACTCCATATCATAGAAACTTATTGACGATGCCGCAGTATAGGGTGGTCTATAAGGACCGTAACTCCCCACAACATTCAGAGAAGATGTTTCAAGATCATATGCCGGAAACCGCGCTTCAATAATATCAACAAGTTCTTGACCTTCAGTCTCACTAATTAAACGATCTACTCTTTTTATTTGACCATTAACATATACGTTAGCGGCAGGGTTGTCACCGCTAGGAATCTGTTCTCTATAAGAAGTCCACATATAACTTCTATGAAAATTATTCATAACAGTATACGACTCGGCGTAATTAATAGTACCATCATCATTAAAAACAACGGGGGTTCTATAACGAATACAAACATCTCCGTCTTTATCAACATTTCCGTCAGGATCAGGTAAATGACAAAACCACACCGTAGGATCCAATTCATCTTGCTGGTATATTAAATCATTTATATCTATATCTATATCTAGCATAATGTATTACCTTGATTCTACTCTTCCGGATAAGAATAATTCTAATGTGCTGTTAGTATGTAGCGTAGTACCCGTACCTAATGTTCCGGTGTACTCTTTGATTACTGTCGTTACATACAAATTCGCAGTTTTTGTTGAGAGCGAAGAGACTTCACCCTCAAAGTCAAATCTTGTAAAACTATTATTGTTCGAAGGTTGTTGCCCTAATTTAAACCATTGATTAGATGCATTAGTCCAGGTAATTCCATCATATGAAGGATTAGTAGAAGGATCGTAGTATATTCCACCAGTCATGGTAGCACCCATGGTTCCAACAGAAGAACCCGGACTATATAAAGTCGTTCTAGCAGAATTAGTGTATACTCTGACCAGCATTTGATAGTCTTTACCAACATCAGGACCACGCGCTCCTGGAGGAGAAATATACGAGTCATTACTGAGAACGCCTTGGTACCCAAAGATGCCAGAATTGAAGAGGTACATAGCAATGGCAGGGTAGGCATTTTCTCTGCCCCAACTATAATCCTGACCAGTATCAGTACCAGATAAATAGGTCTCTGCAATCTGAACTACTATTGGAGTAGTATCTGCAATAGTAACAGTTGCGGCAGTAGCAAGTCCGATATTGGCGCTAAGATATTCATTATATGAAAGTAAATTATCAAAGACTCTCATAGAATATACGTCATCATCAAAATCAGAATTCTCAAGCGTGTCTAATTCGAAAGTGCCCGCATTGCTTGATACTGCTACAGTACCATAGAGATCGGTTGCATCTGCCCAGTCCGCAGGGAAAGCAAACTTTATATGTTCGCCTGTAACTGTCGCTCTAGTTGTAGGTTCTGACATTGTGACATAACCAGCAGTATTACCGGTATTGATTATACTAGTGATTGTGCCTGGTATGTCAGCATCATCAGTTGACATTCCTACTTCTAAATCTAAACCAGCATTTGAAGGACCTTGGTGATCGATCTGTGACGTGCCCGAACTTCTACCATTGGGACAGTCAAGTGTTTTAACTATTGCAGGATCGTGCCAGTAGTAAGTACCGTTCTGAATGTTAGTTCCACCAACAGTATATGTTATTGTGTCGCCTTCAGTACCAGTCGTGGCATTAGGAGTCAACGTCATTGCTGGCGCTTGATCAATTAGATTGAACGTGAGTGTATCAAGTACTGTTCCGCCTTGAGATGCATAGTTACCAGTAGATAGTTTAGCAGTAACAACATGCGAACCTTGATAGGTATTACTATTCGTTGTTGCGAAAGAAAGACTGTTAGGATACTGACCATTAGAAACATTTTTCTGTTGTACAGGGAATCTTCCTACAACACCGGAACCAGTAATCTCTACATAATTCGTCTGTAAATTCGGTTGATTGTTGTCTGCATTAATAAGGAGAAATGCAGTCGCACCTTCAGTAATGATAGTACTCTGTCCGTGATTGGCAGGATTCAGAGTAAGGGTAAATGTCGTGACAGAAGTATCATTTACTGTAACATTTGCACTAGACGCAATAGGAGGTACGCTTGCATTAGCAGATGTTGATACTAAACAATTGAATGCTTCTGCGCCCTCGGTAAGCGTATCATTAAGCAATTCAACAAGAATTGTACCAGTACCGCCAGTTACAACAAACGAATATCTATTATCATTTGTGCCTATAGGATAACCATTACCGAAACCACCGTTCGGAAACGTAAAGTCTTCGACTTGTATTGTATACCCAGAATATGTCGGTATGTACCAATAGTATGTTCCGTCTGGTTGATTAGTAGTAAAGGTGAATGTAACTTGACCACCTTCATTGACCGAAGAGACGCTAGGAGATAAAGCATATGAAGTGTTAGTGCCCTGTATCACATAAGGGATAGATGCTAGAAGATTGCCACCAGCGTTGGCGTCATATAGACGCGCGGTGAATGATTCATCAGCAACTTCGCCATCACTATCAACAGTAATCTGAAAGACAGTATCACCTGGATCACTAATAGCAGTCGATGAACGTGTGCCTGTCTGCGGAGGTGTTGATGTGAAATCCGCATTAGTAGTTGTGCCGTGAAGTATTTCGAACCATACAGTAGTAGGATCAGGAAGATTTGTTCCGTCAACTTTGAAAGTAATTTGGTCACCTTGAACAGCGAACTCTGGTTCTGAGGTCATGTCCCATACCGGTGCTACATCTGCCAATTGAAAGGTCGTTGTCACTGTAATGTTAGTTACGTTATTAGTTACACTGATAGTAGGTGTAATAGTTCCTTGATACAAACTACTCACTGAAGTGGGTATAACTTTAACGAATGATACAGAAGGAGCAGTAAAGGTTTCTGTAAGAGGCGCAATTCTAGCATCGCCATTAGTGATAACATATGTTAAAGAATCACCAATCTCTGCCGAATTTACCACAATAGTAAGTAAGAGAGAATTACCTTCAACTATATTGTCAGCACTGACTGCAAAATCAGTTGCGACTTGCTGTACTGAAACTGTTGAACTTGCAACTTGCAACTTCTTAGAATCAGTAATATTAACTGTAAATTCTTCGGCATCATCAGATGCACCGTCGATAATAGTTTTAAGTGAGAACGAACCTGTACCACCAGATAAAGTTATTTTTGAAGCGGCAGTCTGATCATTGACAACTTGTTGAGGAGGAACTGTAAAATCTGAATCGTTTGTGCCACCATGAACTAGATGGTAAAACAAAGAAGTTTCACCATCGTAAGGTGTGTTTGATCCTGTGATTGTATATGTTATCACATCACCTTCATTAGGTGTCTCGCTACTAGGAACTAATGAGTATGATGGTTCAACATTGTTGATAGTGACAGTTGTACTTTCTAATGCCCTACCTTCATGATCCATAATATGTAGTATGTAGTTTTCGCTACTAGCACCACCATCACTATCAACCCAACTTCTTATTGAGAAAGTTGCGCTGTCGTTATTAATGTTTATTAATGTAGCACCGCCACTGTCTGTGAGTAGAGGTATTGTCTTGTTAATAGCAGGATAGCGATTGAGAGGTCCATGAGCAGGTATGGTAAATGCATTCAGAGGGAAATCTGAATCTCTAGTCGAACCGTGAGTAACATAGGCATATACAACACCAGTTTTCTCGGGCACATTATTGGCGACTACTCTAAAGTTAGTTGTTTGTCCTTCATCAGTAGGACCATCATTTGTGAGAGTGAATGACGTAGAAGTTCTTGCTACTGCACTATCATTGGGTAAATTCATGTTACTAATATCATTTGAAGCAAGTAGTACTTCACTGCCAAGATACATTCCTGCAGGATGTACAAACTTCTTAAATACTTCTGACCATTGTGAGATAGGAATACCTACACGAATAAGCAGAGCATATGTTTGATAGAGTTTATCGTCGGTTAAGAAGTTTAGATAGTCAGGACCAATACGAGACTCGACATCTGATACATTGAATATGTCTTCTTTGGGATAAATAACTTCAGCATCCAAACCATAGAACGATCTGAAGAACCACTCAATAGCAAACTTAGATCCTTTGGCACGAAACAATGTGCTAGAGAAGTTTGCGGCAGCACGTTTCTCTGCCTCGGATTGTCCAAAACCTTCGAAGTAATTCTCGCCCAGAAGTAACTCATCTTCAATGAATGAGAGTAGTGTAACATCAGTCTCGTTAATATCACGAGAGGCGAATAAATGATTGAGGAGTTCTGTCGATTCATACTCACCTTGCCACTCATAATACTCTTCAAGAAGTTTTATGAACTTGGGATAAGCATCAGCAAAATGCTCAGGCAAAACACTCTGTACCTGCGGTTCGCGCAGATTAAGATGTCTTCTTCTATTATCCGTAAAGACGTTGTGCATTAAGCGCCTACTTGACTATTCAGTGTTTTGACTGTTAATGCTAGTCTGTCTATCGCATCTTTAACATTTGTTGGTGCTGGACTAGTCCAGAGTCCTGCACTATCTGTTGTGTAACCAAGTAAGTTACCTAAACCAGAGTAAGAACCCGCAGTTAAAATATTAGTTTGCGGATTGTAGGATAGTTGTGTGTCTGTTCTTGCACTATCATCACCCGCAACAACACTTGTCATTACTGGATATAATGTAGTGAGAGTAGATCCAGCAGAATCAACTTTAATCAGAGGTGCTGTAGTTTGTGCAAGGTATTGAGCGACAGCAAGAGTTGTAGTTAAAGCACTGTCACTTAGACTAAACCCACCAGCAGAGTCAACTATTGAAGTTGCATATGTGCTATTAACATAATCTCGCAGAATACCAAAGTTAATTGTGCCTGAAGTGGAGATATCACCACCAGCGATAAGTTCGTTAGCAATAGTAAGATCGCCATTCGGAATGACAATACCGCCATCAGCAGAGTCCCGTAGTTGCTTTGCTAGATGATTCAACAAAAGACCACGGGTAATCTTCTTCGTCGTTCCAGTACTTACGTCATTAATAACAATAACATCAGAATCAACCGCTGATGTTAGTACTGGTAGTGCCGATATCTTAATATCTGCCATTTCTATTCTTCCTCAAATACTTTCTGTTATTTAGACTTAGTGTTAAGCGCCTACTTGACTGTTTAATGTTTTAAGTAATATCGCAAATCGATTGACTGCTGAGTCAAGAGTTGTGGGTGCCGCGCCGTTCCATAATCCTGCGCTATCTGTAGTATACGCGATACCGCTATTCAATAGATTCTGCAAAGGATTGTATGTTAGATTGAGATCCACGTTAGTGTTATCATTACCAGATGCTGCCGAACCAAGATGCACATAGTATGTTGCACTATCATTGATCGTGGTGATCGCTATGTTGGCAGCGTTAGTAGCAGAGACTGCCGCTACGTTTGTTATGTTCGAACCATTACCGGCAAGATTTGTAGCAGTTAGTGTATTAGTACCAGCGTCAAATACGATACCACCATCAACCGATACACTATCAGAACCTGTCTGGGTCGCTTTCATCATTACATACTGAGTGCCAGTAGTAGGATTAAAGTTAGAGTTAATCTTTACAGCAGGTACTTCAGTGAGTAGTTTACCTTCGCCAGAGAAAGCACCAGCAGTTAATAAGTTGCTTAATGGATTGTACAGTAAACCCGCATCTGTGTTTACACTATCTACGCCAGTCGCACTCTGAACAAATAGAATGGAGTGTGAAGCATCTACAGCAGAAGGAAGTACATTCAATGCATTAGCAATACTACCACCACCAGGAATAGGCAAGTTAGTAAGTAAAGAACCATCACCCGCAAATGCAGTAGAAGATAATCTACCGTTCGTTGCGTTATATGTTAATGCGGCATTAGCGGCAAGAGTTGCTTGTAATCCAGTCTGAGCAGTACCCATGAAAGGATACAAAGTTGTCTCGGAGGCGGCAGTAGTAGTTACAATGGTGTCAGCATATTGTGCTTGCACTGCATTACTTGCGTTTGCGGCACTGTCGGCAGCAAGAGCAAATGTAGCAAGAGCAGAAGTCAAAGAGGACGTGGCGACTGTCGCACTATCAGCATTAACTGCTTGAGTTGCATTTAGAGCAAATAAAGCACTTGCTGCCTGTGTAGCACTGTCAGCATATAGAGCATGAGTCGCTTCGGTAGCAAAGTTTGCACTGTCAGCATTTGCCGCACTATCAGCAAGAACACCTGTTAGTAACGAACCGTTACCAGCAAAGAAAGGAGTAGTTAATACACCAGTATTTGGATTAGATGTTAAGTTGCTCTGAGTATGTACACTGTCTAATCCAGTCGCACTGTTGCGAATCATTATATAATATGGATTAGCATCTGCACCAGCATCAACAGCATTCACGACAGGATCATTCTGAGGCAAGTCAGTTAAAGCAGAACCATTACCTTCGAATGCAAGTGCTGTCAAAGAACCTGTTGCGGCATCGTATGTAAGCGAGTTGCTAATACCAACAGAGTCATACGTACCTGATGCGCCATTACCGAAATGAATCTGCGCTTCGGTTGATGTCGTGTCTGTGCTGACCAATATAGTGTTCGCTTTTTCAGCAGTCTGCCCAAGGAGCAAATCATCCGCGCGAATCTGCTTGGTCAAGTTAGTACTTGTATCTACTATGATTAGAACGTCATCGCCTGCGGGTGCACCGAATGCCGAGTCTAAATCTGTTATCTTTACGCCTGCCATTGTTCTTCCTCAGAATATGTTTCTATAATTCTATTTATAGTGTTTTAAGTCACGGTTATCGTAACTGTTGCAGTTTCTGCCTGTCCTGTACTAGGAGTTACTCTGTAAGTAAATGTATCAACACCTGTAAACCCACTAGTAGGAGTATATCGGATGATTCCATTTACTGAATCTTGTATTGCTATCACACCATTATCTGGATCACCGCCCGATGGTATAGTGTAAACAATAGATGTAGACTCGAAGGTGTCATTTGCACCTACATCAATATCTATTGACAATGTATCACCTGTGTTAATTGATGTTACAACATTGATAGCATCATCAACAGAGTTGGTTACTGAGACATTGATTGTCTGATCGAGTTTTGTTCCATCTACTAAATTTACCTCTAGTACAAAAGAATCAGCGCCCGAGAAGTCTGGATCAGGTGTATATGCCCAAGTACCTGTAGCGTTAAATGCACCTGTCGGCGTTGTGATAGACGAACTGACAGTAGCAAGCGCATTACCATTTGTAGGACCAGTACCTATCGTATATGATAATACTCTACTTTGTGCATTAGCAATCTTAAATGTGGTTGTTATTGTACCGCCATCTTCGTTTGTTAATGTGCCGCTTGCTCCTGTTATAACATTGCCTACTACGGATGTAGTGAACAAGTCATTTCCTTCTAAGTCTTTGACACCGATATCAGCACTTGTTATAATAGTACCTGATGTGGCAATACCCTTATATAAACTAATCTTCATTTCGAAGTCGAGTGTATATATGATTGAACGTCGGTTCTCTATCTGACCTTCGTAGTCATCAGAGAATGTTATGCCTTGCAATGTTATGGGGGTGTCTTCCTTGACATCGAACTCTGATAAAGGGTTTACTGTTACAGTATACTGTGGTGTGAAATAAGGTAGAATCTGTTCGATAATTTGTAATACATCGTCCTGACTTTTACCATACACGTTCAACTGAAAGTTGACATTATATGGAACAGGTGTGTACAGTTGTGTTGCTGAACCAGTATAAGTTGTTGGCGCTTTAACACAGTTGTTCATCTTAGGCAATTGTCTTATTGGATCATAGTTCATTGCTACGATTTCGAATGACATTCTTGGTAGTTTTAAAGCAATCTGTCTTTCGTTTACCTCACCGTTAAGCATGTTGTCCATGCGTGTGAGAAAGTCGCGCTTAGGTGCATATGATAATGGAACTTTTACTTGACTAATAACTTCGCCTGTGCTATTCTTACGTATGACATTTATGTTATTAAACAATGAACCAAATACGGCAACTGCTTTTCTAATTCTTTGATGATAGAAATGTGAACCTAACATTATACTGGATCTCCGAATGGATTAGACTCAGAGAAGTCAATGAAGTCTGTCGCAACAGTATCAAAGATTGCATTCTGATTGTCAACTTCTAAGTTCTCACCTGCGACTGAAGTTGGTGTTTCACTAATTCCAGAAGTCTGTCCTACTACAGGTAACGATGCTGCCCAACTATGATAGAGTCCATCAGAACCACCACCATGTGCGACATACACTTTATATGTTCCAGGAACAGATGCATCAATATTAGCAATCTCTCCTTTCATAGTGAAAGTTGCATTGACCTGTGATATCTCTTCGCCAATTTCAAACTTACTACCTGCTATACTGAATGTAGTCTCGTCAAATATCAGAGTAGTTGTGTATGCATGTACAGTTTCGATTGCATCAATCTCACCAACACCAGTATCAAAGTCTTCATCATTGTATTCAAACAGTTCACATCGCATACGGAACACAGGAAGATTCTTTAACTGGTAGAATGGTGTCTCGTCTTCTACTTTCTGAATCTCAAATATTGAGTTAGAC